GTTGAGGTGTGATAAGCCAGAAGGGCATGCTGGAGCCGCACAGATATTTCCTTTACTTATGCATAATGAGTATAGGACAAGTACTGTGAAGCACCATTGTACTCTTACTAATGTGGCAGCATGTTATAGAGCTTGCTCTAATAATGTTGGACCAGATCCTATTATTGTTCAAGAATTCACCGAATGGTTTAGGGGGAAATTTACGGACAATTTTATTAAGGCGTTGGATTTCGATAGGGTTAATGTGGATTACCATTGTTGGTTGAAGCGTTTTCCTGGAGCATATCAAAAGAAAATCCAATTAGTAGCTAGCCCAGATGTTTGGGACTCTAAATCCTATTCTTACGAGGCATTTGCAAAAATTGAACAGCAGTTTACTACTGTTGCTCATGATTGCAAGAATAGTAGTTTGAATAGTGTTAAAGAGCGACAGATTTGTGGGCCTAGTGACCAGAAGAAATTGTTTGGAAACCCTTTTATCTATGAGTTGGAGGGTGTGGCACATCGGCATCTGCCAAGTTATTGTGGTCGAAAGAACTGGTTAGAAATTTGTGAAACCATCGATAAGAAGTCTGCTATATTAGCAGACCCCATCTTTGGTGCAGCAGATGGTTCTGGGTTTGATATGACACAATTAACTTGGGTTAATGCCCTTATGAACGAGTTAATTCTTAAAGCAGTAGTGCATCCAAATTTCAGTTATGTGGAACCATTATCCATAGTAGAACTGGAAAGAGTGTTGCGCGAGTCTTTAAGACTTAATGTTATGAGTTCTAATGTGTGTTATTCTACAGCTGGTAGAGCCTCAGGAGATGGGTGGACTACTTTTGGAAACACTATGTTAATGATGGCATATTGGCAGTTTGCTTTTCATAAGGCGAATATAGACAAATATTTCCTCTTAGTTAAAGGGGATGATGTCTTGATGGCCATGGAAAAGCACCAGTTGCCTGGATTTAATAATGTGTGGCCAAAGTTATTTGCCCAGAACAAGGAAAAACAGGATCATGGATTGGGCCAAATTTGTACTAAAATACAGTTTGGACCTTTAAGAAGATTGGACTTTTTGTCCAATCATTTCTTTCCAACTAAAATGGGTAAGACTCGAATGACA